TGCGCGTAGCTTGTGTGGACCCTGCAGCCTGACCGGCATCAGCTGCGATATCCCACTTTAAATGTAACATGGCCGGGATGGTATGGAATGTGAACAGGAACGGATCTAGTATGCTAGTCGCCTGGGTTGGCCGTTCTCTATACAAATGAGGAGTGTCTCCCTGAGCGAATCCCGGTTAGTACGGCTTTGTCAACCCAGTCCCTTGGGTAGCCTACGGTTCGGCCTACGTCTACAGCTGTTAACCCGCAGCCTACGTCAATGCCATGCTCTAAGATCAAACCTCCCTAAGCGAGAAAAGGGTGCCTCCAACCACCAGAGCATACCAAGTAAGGCATTACTCACCTGCTGCAAGCAGCTTATTAAACAACTACAACAAATACACTGACACATGGGCCTTTTAGCTAAGCAGGGCATTCACCAGCCCAAAAGTAACCCACACTACATGGTTAGCAGCAGAGGAGCGGTGCGCATGGCTTTCTTGCCCAAAGACATGAGGCCAGCAGCACCAGCTCGCACTGCATACGTACCAGCAGCACCCGCAATACGTCTAAGTTCGGTTCCAGCGTGTTCACTAAAAGAGTGGGTGAAGCTGGGGTCCTTCTTGGCCACATTGTGCAAGTTCTCCATAAACGCCGGGGGATTGAGGCCAGCCAACGAGGTGGGGGCGACAAAGCCGAGGCCGGGTTGTGGAATCCACTCATAGATGACTGTTTCCTTGAACGCCAGTTGGATGCCGGCGGGCATGTTCTCAGCCACAATGAGGGTGACATTGTTGGAGTTCGGGTATGTCGACCCACCCCGATTGGTATAGTCCTCGTTCGTGACACCGGGAAACCACTTGGATTCAAGCTGGCGGTCCGGCGTGCGCGTGTCGTTGCTCAACAGGGTCTTGATGGAGTCCACTGAGGTTGCAGTTCCAGCCGGAATAAGGCTGGCAGGCACCGTACCAGTGTACAACTTCCCGCTCCTGTTGAGCTCAGTACCAATATAATTTACCTCCAGACAATACCCCACCCCCCGCCAAGCAGAAGCAGTAGTGGTAAGGAAAGTATAACCTGCAGCAGCAACCGTCTCCACAGGAGTGAAAGCGGTATTGCTAGCGGCCAGCTTATTTTCCATAGCACCAGCGCTTGCTGGGTTAAATGTGTAATAATACGCTGTCTCGGTCCCGGTAGTTATTGTCCAAGATCGGGTGAATCTGGAGGGAATACCACTCTGACCGCGGTAGCCACTCTCAGTAAGCGCGGAACTGCAAGGATCAGTGAGCATTTGGTAGTGCCCAGTGAAAGTATTGTATGTTCCGGCGCCGGCCCCTGCACTTCTGGGGGCCTTCCTGGGGCGACCATTTCCACTAACACGGGTCGTAGTGGTCCGAGACTGACCTTTCTTTCCTGAGGTCACGGTAATAGTCTTCGTAGGCATCGTAAAGACTGTAAAGTGTTGTTTGGGACGGTGTTGTTGGTGATCCTTCAAACTGGTTCCTGTGCGATGGGCAACGCACAATATGATAATATTTCTTGGTTTTCACCCGGGGCCTGCTGCAGCCTCCAATCAAACTCGAGAGAAGCAAATTGCGACTCGAGTGCCACTTGCGTGGCCGGAGAAATGTGAAATGCAGCCTGAAATGACAGGCGCAACTCCGTTGTAATGGGGCTGCTCTTCTTCTTGCCCTCCATCTTGGCCAGGTGATGCCAGCCATGAAGCTGCATCTCCATGAGCTTACCCTTGCGGGGCGCGGTCCCTTCGCGCAAGCCCCACTCATAGAACGCCTGATGACAGGCACCCCTGAGCAGAGCGATAGCCCAGCGCTTCCAATAGAGTAGAACAGCGACTTGACATATCCAATGTCGGCACACTTCTGGTACCCAGCGTAGTCGTTGTTCAGGGCCTTCCGGGGGTTCCTTACCATTCTCCAATGGTCTCCCACCCAAACTGGCGATGTCTGGCAGAAATCGATCTGCTCAAACACATCCACCGGCGCCTCGATCTCCATGTTATACCCAAATTGAAGAAAGAACTCATGAGCCCCTTCCTTATATTTGGCGTAATCGCGTCTTTCCATGATGAGCACAGAATCATCTCCATCTACCATGGCATACGCATTCACGTTCAGCAACTGCAGCCGAAGCCAGATCAGTGCCGCTGTGATGACACAGTTCCCAAGTGCTGTGTTCATGTCGCCAGACATGCGCATGTCCAATAGCTCGGCCATGACCTTTCCGTCAGGCATGCGGCCATACATAAGGTTGTGCAATTGCACCCGCTGTAGCCACTTCAGGAGCTTATCTCCTGGAAAGTGGAGTCGCAGCAGAGCGTGCTCAAACTCGAATGGCAGCTTGCCAGTGTGCTGGTCAAATCGGCTCGCGTCCATCGACAAGCCGACCGGGTCCTCCATGGAGGTCCACTGGTCTCGCAGATTGCTAGCTCGGGCAGCCATATTCATGCCCTTAGCTATGCATGGTTTCCCGAACATCTCACCAATATTCTTGTAGATGGTGTGTTCGCAGGCCAAAGTGTACATACCCAGCTTGGCGTTGAACCGGGTACTACGGGGGTTGATGAGGCGTGGGACGGGGATCTTGGTCTCCCCGCCAGAAAATATGTTGCCGCAGGCTTGTTTTGTCTTCTCAACCTTGACAAACCCGCTCGTCACCGCCTCCTTGCCAATATCAAACCAGTCCGTGCGATTTCGGCTTTGTGCCAGGGCGTAGACTTTGCGCAAGCGACTAGGACGAGTGGCCAAAAAGGCTTCATCGTTCAATCTAGCGGTCGCGCAAGCGACATCCCGGTACGCAGCCAAGAAAGGCTCGAAACTGGCCCCAGCCATTGGGGCAGGACGGTGTGAAAATCCGCCTGCTGTTTTGACAAAGAGTCCCCTCTCCAACACTGCATGCAGCAGTGTATCAACATCCCCTTCAAACGGGATGACGAGGTCACTACTGTGCTCAAACATGGCACGGTAGAATGGCTTGTTGACCCCGATTTTGACACCCGTACGCGTAACAGAGACCCGCGCAACAGTAGAGTGATCAATTGCACTCTTACTATTCAGCCTCTCAAACACATACAGGCCTCCCTAAGCATTGGTGGTACGGATGCGGCCCAGTGCCACCATCTCCTCCATTGCTTCATCCAACTTGATCTCGTCGTCTGTCCGGTAGAAGCAGTAGCGGACCATCAACGGCATCCATTTCAACAGGTCCTTTGACCTGACGGTTGGCATGGCTGCCTTGATCTCCTTCAGCAACCAGCGTGTGACACTCTGCTGGTTGTAGTCACGCCACGCCAGCCCCCCGAAGGTAAGCTTAGCGCGTTGCGCGACCGCTGCTGCCCTAGGTGGTATGACCTCGCCGGCTAGTCGAATGCCGACGGGCTTGTTGCGCCTCCGCTTGTGCGGGATTGCAAGTCCGGGAGGCGGGCCATCGCCGTCAAGAGCAGCCAGGGTTTCAGCCACCTCTAGCTTCTCTGCCTCCTCGTCCTCATCCACCTCATCATCCGGATCACGAGCCTCAAGTCCCTCGAAGGTATCCATGAACTTGGCAGTGTTCCGTGAAATGGTCCACCTCTTCCAAGTGCGCCAAAGGCGCTTTCGCCCTGCCCAAAGGCCACCAGCAACCGCCAAAGCAACTGCGGCGACAACTGGAGGGCGACCCACAGCCAGGCGGATCCCACCGCTCCTGGCCTTACCCCTAGCCTGAACCATCT